TGTCAAGGCTTTGACATTGCCTTGTGTCTTCACACGACCAATTTGATTCGAGAATGTTCCACCGAGTCCAAGTTTATTCGTGAGTTTGGCAAGTTCTCTCTTTTCACTGGTTATTTTTTGCTGGTTTCGTCCACTCTTTATCTGTTCAGCTTCTCTGATGAGACTCGCCACTGCTTCTTCACCAGGTTGAAACTTGTTCATTATCCGATCCTTATCAAGTTGGGTCAACTCTAGACGTGTGAGGGCGTTTTTAAGAAACTGTCGTTCACTGGAAACATTATCAATCTTCTTTTTACGCTGCAGATCATAAGCCTTTTTAGTCAACACACCTACATCTTCACCTTCATCGAACCTCTGGATGAGATCGGCGATATCTGACTGATCGATATTCAGGTTTTTGATGGTTTTGTAAAAGTCATCCTGCAACTCACCCATTTCCACTTTGTCTCTTCGTTTGATGGCATTTTGGGCACGTTGTTTAAGTTTATAGATATCTGTATCTACTTTGATACTTGAAACAAGGCTTCTATAAGCATCCCTTGTCAATGGTAAACCTTCCACGAGACGCCTGAAGTTTCGCGTTTTTTCACGAATCTTCACATCTTTTCTTCGTTGATCAACCCCTTGGGCCTCACGAAAAAGTCTTATGAGATCCACACCTTTATGTTCTGACCTTTGCTGATAAGAAGCTCTATCGGTTCTCGTCAGGGAAGGGAGTGTGGTCAGCCTCAATTTAAATGTGTCCACATCCATTTACATTAGGCTGACAAAAAAGTATATCCTCGATTAAATAATTGAATTTTTTCTTCGTAACTCATATTGAAATCAAACACATCCGTGTCTTCCACATTGATTTCAATGGTTTCGATTGGTGTATTGTACGTGACTCTATTGGAGAGGGCTGAACGAACCAGAGTTTCGACGAATTGTTTTGGTGTTTGTATATCTTCTCGATATAGTCGGTTCATTTTAATTTTTATACACGTGACTTCATGTGGCTTTTTATCAAAGAAAGGTGTCAGAGGAATTTCCTCTTTCATTCCACCGTCCACATATGTATCACCATTATACTTACCGCATGCAAATATGAAAGGCACAGCCATGCTCATACACACGGCATCTATCACTTTCATATCTGGATGTGTATCTCGAGAGAAGTAGACTGTTTCTGCGGTATTCATGCAAAAGGCTGAAATGTAAATCTTCATCTCAATCTCCTTGAATGTTGGGTCACATCCACAGATCTCCACGAACTTTTTACGAATAGGTGCCATATCAACAAAACCAAATTTGTTAAAAAAGGATCCTATGCGTATCTTAACAAAATTGGGGACATTTAGATTCAATGAAGTTTGAGTTATTTCATCGACAGACATACCTACCCCCAAAAACAATGCTAAAATTGCACCAGCGGAAGAGCCTGAAATTTCCTTTACATCAACAAGTTCAGATTCTCGTGCTTTTAGGGCTCCTATGAGGGAATAGATTCCCATAGATGCCGGTCCAAGCACGAGGTATTTCATCTTCCTACTTAATAGAACTGAGGAAATTGACGACGCAAAAGCGCGAAAACCAGAGCAAAGACGATCGCGTGTGTCAGAGACGCCTCGAGGCTGGTCTGACCCGACCTGAACACCCCACCCGATCCAGGAGGGAGAGTGAGAAGAAGCCCAGGGCTCAACGCGAGGAAGAGCGATGTAGTCACGATAAGATCGGTCTTCGTGAGCACGAGACCCATGGCGCGAGCGATGAGACTGTACACGAGGAAGAACACGAGGGCGTGGAAGAAAATCGCCATTTGGTTTGTTTTGCGGTTCATGAAAGTGACTTTGGATCCGTCGGTGGTCAGAAGAACACCTGGGCTGAGCGCCAAAAAAAGAGCGGCGGGGATAGCGACTTTTTGGGAAGTGATATCGGGGAGCATTTAGTATATGCACATATATTTTTTGGCAAAGTCAACAAAGTGGTAGAAGGTAGCACCCCTCATCATCTCTTCGTGAAGTCCATTATCATTGATAATCCTTCGTAGTCTTTTCCAGATGTAGTGAAGAAGTTCTTCATTTTCAGAAGAGACACGACCGTGGTACGAATCGTGCTCTTTGTAGCAAAACTCCACAAAATCACAAAACTTTCCCATATGTTCAACACGGGCGTCATCCATGAGTGTCCTGGTGGAATTCCACATGTGCCATAGTTCATCTGAGTATTCGACTTCCCAGTCTTCGATATTCAGAGGAGTGTGTTCGTCATTGAACTCGTCGTCATCACTGACTTCGGGGTCAAATCCGTTAGAGGCTTCGTATACGTATTGGCTCCAGACCATAGTTAGTTTTACTTATCTTCTTTCTCGGGCTTATCCTTTATACCAGTTAGCGACAGAGAAGTGGATTCCTTCGTTTTAAGTCCATCTTTAATGGCATTTAGGGCTCCCTCAACCTTGGTTTCATCTCCACCAAAAAAGGTCATGAGACCCTCCTTGATGGCATCCTTGTTCATACTACCCTTTCTGACAGACTTACGGAGGCTAATTTTCCCCTTCCTGAGGTTAATCGTGTCTATACCCTGGTCCATCATATGCTTTTTCACATTTTCCTTAAGGCGCTTCTCCTCCTGATTAAGAACCTTAATATCAGTTTTCGCTTCGGCGAGTTGTTTGGTGAGCTCTACGAGTTTAGATACACTCTCGGAGAGATCAGGTGAAACAGAAGTCATTTATATCTATACATGCTTATTCTTTAAGCGCAGAGGCCACGCTGCATGAGATCAGGGACAATGGTGGAGTTGTTCCACACGTAGGGGTCCTTGGGGTTAGGGGGATCCTTGCGGATCTGCTGGTTGGCGTTGCGAAGCGCACCACCAACAGTCTCGGGGAAACCGACCTGCTGACGAGGCTCGAGGAAGTTCTGTCCCTTGAGGATGTCGTCTGGGGCAAACTGACCAAAGTCCTCCGCGGAGGCGACCTCACGGGGGAGCAGGGACGAGGCGAGACCGGTGCCACGCTTCATACCACCGCACACAGTATCGGCTGGCATACCGGAGGGGCCAGCGGCAGGGCCGGCAGCGGGACCGGGCCCAAAGGCAGCGTACTCACGCTCGCTGATAGAGTAACCGGACTTGGAGTTCATGGTGAAAAGGAGGAAAATAAGAGCAGCTACGGCGACCAACATAAGAATGTTCTGGTTACGGCCCTTCATCATCTTTTATATAGTATTAACAATTTTTTTATTCCTCATCCTCGACAAAAGCATACCCGTCTGGGTAAGTGTCGAGGATGGGCTCGGGGTCATCGTGAACCCTGACCTGGACAACATTCCAAGTGGGCCCGAAAGCCTTCTTAGCAAACCAGATTCCGGCGAATTCGAGGATGACATCACAGGTCTTGTCGGGCTGGACAACATCGAAATCAATGGGCTCCTGCTGCATATTGAAAACCTTGGTCGCCTCGATACGGTCGCAAGTCATCACAGTGTCATTTAAGTTAGAAGTGTAGGCACCCTTGATGACACCATCAGAAACCTTCTTACCGAACCAAGACTCGCAGTTCTCGAGGGCAGCCTCAAGATTAGCAGTGTCAATGGTGTGAATCTTCTGGGTGTTCACCTCCGAACCAAGATCCATGACGACCTCCCCTGACACATCAGTCACCTTCACCTTGTTGAGCTGGACAAAACACTTACGCTTATCATCGTTGAGAGTCTTGACGAAGTAGAGACCGTCCTCACCTTTGGTGGGGGTGTTGTAGATCATTTATGTTTAGGTATGGTTTCATTTCTTTAAACCAACAAATGGTATGGCTGCAGCCTTATTGAGTAACTCCTTCGACACCCATTGATTTCTCCTGGGTTTATACCCATAGAGAGTTTTGGTGATGTTCATATTTTTGGGAAGTGGTAACGCCTTTTCTGGTCTGAGATTGTATTCATTTTTCACATACGAATTGTTCTTGACATTCTTCCATTTGAGTGTGTTCAAATTAAAACGCTTGTTCCCTGATGTTTTGTTGTATCCATTGATCTTTGTATTTTTCACGACAGGTTTAAGGCCATGCACGAGTTGTTTTGAAAGTTTATCATCTGACGGTTTAGTCGTAAACTTTTTATATTTGTATGGATCAACCTTTTTTGCACGATTCATAGGAACTTTAGCATCTTTCTTTGCCACTGGGGCTCGCTTGACGATCTTCCCCTTCACAC